CTTAGGTACCATCTTAATCGATAATGGTTTATATTTATGCATATCAGTTTCCTTAGCTAAACGGAATGGAACTGATTCATCTTTAACTGATCTACATAGCTCAGATACTAGGATACCAAACATCTGTGCAGAGATACCGAAAGAAGAACCATTGAATTTAATGGAATCCATTAAGAATGAATGTAACTTATCGTATGCAATTACATTAGGGATATTACCAGTGATCATGAATAATCTAAACATATTTTCAACGTTAGTAATATCTTCAGGTGAACCAGTGTTTACTATAACTACATCATCTTTCTTAAAATGTAGAATGCGGTAATCTACTGGAACTGGAATCTTCTTATCTAAGATATAATCTTTTACTTTTTCAATAGATGATGGCATAGTAGATATAAGAACTGGATGACTGAATAGTTTAATACCATAGATAGATTTCCCTTTAGAATCAAATACTTCATAAGAGAATAGTCCTAAAGTATTTACATATTCACCAGCTTCTTCAGCATACTTCATATGACCATCATTTCTAAAATAATTCTCTGGGATATAGAATACTAGTTCTCCATCCCCTTTAAAAATAAGAGACGTTCCTTCTTCCTTAAGGAACGCTCCTACATTTTTCATACCCATAGTGACCTCCTATAGAGTAATAATTGTCTTATACTCTAATGTTTAGGGGCAATAAAGTTACTGTTATTTAGCCTCAAGAGCTTTAATGCGGTCATCAAGAGCCTTAAGTTTTTCATCCATAGTAACCTTATTATAGATAGCAGTATTATAATGAGCTGTAGTTAATACAGTATAAGAGTTATTGCCATTATAATGCTTAAACTCTTTACCAATCACTGTTGTATTAGCTCTCTTATCACCAAGCTCTAGATTGTTTTTATTATTAACCTTAGCAATAACTAGTGCATTACCATCAGTAGTTCTACCATGGTAACCTACCTGATTACCAACCGTAATACCATTATTAAGATAATCATTATTGATATGATTATAATAAGACCTCTTAGAAGAATACTTATAAATCCGAACGTAATCATGAGAATTGGCACACATATAAATATCGCCATTAACATAAACAAAATCTTCAATTTCACAGAATGGCTCCATTTCAATTTCTCTAATAACTTTAAATTCTTTACCAATTAGACGGCATTCAATAAGACGACGTGCAACTGCAAAGATGATTGTATCACCTTTAAGATATGCACCATTAGAGTCTAGATTAGTTTCATCTACTCGCACAATGTATTCTTGCTTAGTAGTCATGGTATTATCAGTATAGATTCTTATTTTACGAGACTTACTATCTTCACCTGGGACGATAGAGATATATCTGCCAGAGCCGTCTAAGTCTTTACCAATATTAAAGCATTTATCAGGATAATCTCTAAATTCTCCTAAAACAAGATCCCCAGAATCATTACGGTTAATATTATAAACACGACTACCGTTAGCTGCACCATTCGTAGCTCTAATAGTTTCACCATCCATAAATAATGTATTAACATGACCTAGTTTATCCATACCTTCAAAATCAGTAAATTTAACAATATTCATATCAGTATCTAATTCATAGATACGTTGTTTAGAGTTATCTTGACTACAGCATCCTAAGATGAATCTCTTAGTTGTTGGATCATATGTAAACCCTTGGCATTGATTAACTACAGTCTTATCTATTTCTATAGTCTTAATAAAAGTAATATTTGTTTGATCAGACAATGTAGCTGGTCTTTGTGCATTGATATCACTACCGATGTGTCTGAAAGATTGCTTAAGCATTTCTGTAAAGTCTTTTGATATTTTCATAATAAATTTCTCCTTTCAATTACTATATTGTAAAAGAAAACCCAGAAGAGGATTAACCTCTTCTGGGAATAATTATATTTTAATGATAATTTAAATATTCATCTTCGACAGTTAATGTCTGTACACTTCTAATACCTAAATCATTTACTTTTTGGTCTTCAGTAAATAAATCATTTGTTGGTGTAGAATCATCAGTTAATGCAGTGATAGGTTCCCAAGCTTTTTTAGAATAGTTATATTTTTTGGTCTTATCTAAATTATATACTGGAAGTCTATATTTATTAAATGCATAAGTACCTAGATCTGGATAATCTTCTGGTACTAAAATATTTATAAATTTATCCCAATATTTAGCAGACTCATCTGTTGTATATGGACCAAGTGCTACTTGTGTATCAATACCTAATGCAAACATATTTTCTATTCCAGATAGCTTAGTAGTTTTATGGAATATAAACTTCATAGGCTCTGATGGAATATCTGCTGCAAATACTTTATTTAAAGTACTATTCCATCTATAAGATAGTAAATATGGCTTATTAAACCATTGAGTAGTAATATAAGCTTTAGAATTTTCTGTGAGTGTTACTGATTTAATATACTTATTATATACTAATGGACATTCATCCAATTCAGCGGCAACTGCATAATCTGTTTCAGGATTACCAGCATAAGGAATAAATTTAGTATCATATGGTGCAGCTAATAATAATCCAATTTTATTATAATCTGTACTATTTAATAGTGTCATTATACTTTCAGAACCATGTGAAGTTACATAAGCATTAGTAAATAATATTTTATTACCACTACCTAATGTTGTAAATACGCCATATCCCATTGTATTATATGGTCCAATTAATAAACATGATGACAAAAATGGCATAGTTGTAACTGCATTAGATCCTCTAGTTAAAAGGTTATCTTCAGCAGAAAATTTGAATGTATAATCACTTTTACTTAACTTACCTAATGCTAAAGAAATTATATTTGGATAATAGTTAAATATATATATTTCATATTTTTCAGCATTAGGATTTAATATTAAAGCATTAGAACCTTTATCTAGTTGAGACGTTTCTAATCCTGAATCTGTCATATGATATCTATTTAATTTATCGTCAAAATTAAATTTCTCTGTATCATATACTTCTCTTTTAAATTTTATAGTTCTATTCTCTCCAATATTATCAGTATAGATCATATTTCTATTATATACTAAAAATTCGTCATATGAATGATATGGAGAAAGATCTAAATTATTATAATCAATAGGATAATTATCTGACATATATTCTTCTTTTGGTATAAATTTTTTAGTTTTAGCACTATAGCATTTAGTGCCATCTAAATTATATACAGTAAAGAATCGTAATACACTTAATAATACATATACATCATCTAATTTTTTAAGATTTTCTTCTTTAGTATCATCTACATATATACCAATTTTACTACGTTGAGGGTCTCCACTACATCTAACTCCTTCTCTAGAATGTAAACTAATAGCATTCTGAGAGCTTGGTAAAGTTAACGATCTATATACAAAATCAATATCTTTCATTATAATTTTTAAATATGGTTCATTTTGTTCTAGACGTGCTATATAATTAGCAGAATCATCGCCAAATCCACCACCATTTTCTGATTGAGATGGGAATAAATTAGCTAAAGTTGGAATTGTATCAAGATTTAATTCCAAAGAACCACATTCAACTTCAGGTATATTATAATTAAATGATAATACAAAAGTTCCACATTTTACTCTATTAACTTCTTTTTCATTAAAGAATATTTTAGGTACAATACCTGGCATAACAAATGTACTAGTATTTAAAGTTTTTGTATTTTCTTCATATACATTAGTTTCAATACTTTTAATATATAAATATTTAAGTTTATTTCCGCTAGTTATATTATTATGATTATTAACCAAGCAATTATTGATCATATAGTCTTCATATAAATGCTTAAATAAATCTTCATAATATGAATACCCATTATATTTTAAAGTATAATCATTATTTTTTGGTAAATTTGTAGCATAAGGGATTTTATTAATGAATGGCATATTTAATGATTTACCTTCTGGGATAGTATATACGCCATCTTCAGTTTTCATCACAGTTGCTGTTTCTGGAGAAAGACTATACTCATTGGTTTTATATAAGAAGCCACCACTCATTGACATTGAACCATTATTAAATCCAATAAGAGTATCAGACTCTTTAATAGCAGTAGGAATCTTATTAATCTCTGTACTTAAAGTTGAAGTAGCGTTGGAATCCAACGCTACGTTATTTTCTTTTAAAGTATCCTTAGCAGCTTTAATATCATTATGAATAGCCTCTAGGGTTTGGATAATTTCATTAGAAGTATCAGCCATTATTAGTTACCTCCATGGATTTGTTTAAGTTTTTCATTAATTGCATTCAATGTAGTATCAAGTTCTTGTTTAGTTACAAAGTTAGAAGTATCTACAGGAGTTGCAGCTGGAATAGCAGCAATTGCGTTAGTTACATCAGTTTTAGTAGCAAACTTAGTATCCATTTCACCTTTATTATATAAGTCTTGGAGTTTCTTATTTTGGTATTTAGTTACAAAGTAATGATTATCATCTTGAGTTACATTATTAGCTGGGATAGCAGCCAATTCAGCTTTAGTAGCTAAGTTAGATGTATCTACTGAACCGCCAGACCCTGCTGGAATTGCAGCAATAGCATCATGTAATTCTTGTTTAGTAGCTAAGTTAGAAGTGTCTACGGAAGAACCACCACCATTATTACCTTGGATCCATTCTGTACCATTCCAGAATACAGGTGCACCTACAGTGGTGTCAAAATACATTTGACCGACAACTAAGTGCTCAGTTGGACGGTTTTCGGTAGCCCCAGAATGAATAATTGGTACAGTTACGTATGTCATATTTTTCATACGATTAACTTTACGTGGGTTTATTTTAAATCCATTTTCGAATACAGGATCACCAGTAGTACCAGTAGCATCAATAGTGTATGGAAAAGCATATCCTTGTTTATTTTCGTCATAAGGTTTTAATGTAAGAGTTTTAGCATCTTCATTTACTGCAGTGATTTCAAATTCAAGTGATCCAGATTCTAGATTTTCTAGTATACTTCCAACATTAACTATCTTATTAGCCATAGTGCCATTTTTAAATTTTGGCAATTCTGCAAATGTAGCGGTATATGTCTTATCATCTGAATTATATGTAAAAGAAGTTATTGGACAATCTCTTTTATAAATAGTTACTTTTGTAGTATTTTCATATGTAGATACATATGCAAAGTGACCATTCTTTTCTGGATCTAATTCAGTAAAGATATCACCTCTAACGCCAGCTGTATTTTCAGAATAATCTTCATTATTCTTACCAGTTGACGGAGTGCCTTCGGAAGATGCTAAATAGATTGCACCAAATGTACTAGCTAATGCTTGATCTGTACCGTTCATATTACGGTCAGTACCGAGATATGGTCTTGGTTTGAATGATTCATTCTTGGTATTATAATTTAGATTATAAGAACCAGCCTTTTCATAAGTAACATTTATAGCTTTTTCATTGAAGAATTTTAAATGATCAGATTCAGATACATTATGTAACGATAAAGGAATAGAGGTGTTAAAGAATGCAAATTTAGGTACTTTTTCAAATACACTAGCAAAGTTTTCTTCAAACTTTTCAAATGTAACATCAGACACATTAACTAACCCAGATTCAGAACTAGATTGATTGAAGTCGATGAATGAAGGTACATAACTTTCATATTGATATACATTATCAACACTAATAGGTTTCAAATCTAATCTAATATCAGATATTGTACTTGATTGAGTATTAATTGATAGAACAGATATACCCGCAGCAAGATTATAGAATCCTTTAATGGATACATTTGACATCAAATATGGACTAAAACTATGAATAGGCATATTATTAGCAAAGATAGATTCATTATCATAAATGATATCGATATTCTTAACACTACATTTAACACTGACATTTGTACCATTCTTACAGTTCTTAATAGTGATATTATCTAAAGAGTTATTATTGGAATAACTAGAACTAAGATCTAATGGATACTCTACACCATCAATATAGATATTTTTTAAATCAGCATCAAAAATATTATAGTTTAAGTTAATAGTATAATATGTATTAATGAATTCCATATTAGTACAAGTAAAGTTATATAATTTATACTCACTACTATTGAA